TTAATTAAAAATGCATGAGGGTCTTTAGGCTTACACTTTTCAATTACGTCAGCGAGATTGATATAGATGCTATCTGTGTCTGACGCGACGATACGATCTTTAGGCTTTATATCACCAAGCGCCTTTACAAGATATTCATTTACTGCATTTTCAGCAGTGTGAATAGCGAGTTGACCAGACAGCGTGATGCCTTCAGCAATATCAAGATTGAAATAGCGGAAATATTGGTTTGCAGCAGCACCATACAAACTGTTAAGCAAAATCTTAAGACACATCTGACGATTGCTCGCGCGATCAATTTCGATCTGAAGGTCAGCATAACGACGTGATGCTTTATCGAGCGTTTCTGCTTCAGACTCGTGCTCAAGCATCTTACGTTTTACTTCGACGCGCTGATTATAGAGTTCTTCAATAATTTCAGGCAGAATGCCTTGTTTATCACGACGAAAGCATGCACCGTTTGCTGCAACTGCAAGATTGTCTTCAGGCGCCCAAGTTTGTTCTGAGTTTAAGATTTTGTCTTCTCCGCCATTTTGAAGTGCAGCGACTTTCATATGAGGCACAATAGTTTCAGGACTCATGTTGTATTGCACGATGAGATTAGGATATAGACTGTTAAGGTCGAAGCTCATGACCCATTCGTGACGACCGACCTGTGGCTCTTTAACAAATCCACCAGCATAGTCAGTCTTAAACGAGCGAGTGTTTGGTGGAATCGCGATATGACGAGTCGCAAGCTTTCGGAAAATGATGCTGTCCCAAATTGCGACAGTACCTAGTGTGTCAGCATAGTTTACGCCGCCAAAATATGAAAGAGTAAAGACAAGATTGATCAAACCAAGCTTTGCTTCAAGTCGTTCGATAAGTTCAATATCAACGATGTTATAGTCGATAAACCTTTGATAGTTTTGTTCATATAGTTCAGTGAGTGTACCATACTGACTATAGTCAATCTTATTTTGACCAAGCACAACTTCAGCGATAAAGTCTAATCGATATGACTCTTGTGCACCGTATGTGTTTGCTGCGAACTTTTTAAAGAGGTCAAGATAGTCGAGTTGTTGAATGCCATACAAGTTATAGAGAACGTTTTCTTTGCCTTTAATCATGACTGCTTTTTGTTCAACATGATTCCAAGGAGATAGTTTGTTTGCACTCTCCGATCCAAGTACACGAGCGATACGATTTACAAGATACGGAATATCGAATAGGCGAATGTTCCAACCTGTCACTACATCAGGAGTGTTTAGTGTATCAAACCACCACTCGATAAAGTCTTCGAGCAATTCTGCTTCGTTGTCGAATTGACGAAAATCTTTTTTAAGATGAGGCACACTCGACTGTGAAGCGTCATATTCTTTTAATCCCCAAATGATATAATGGTCGAGACGACTGCTCTTAAGACCAATCGCTGTTATCTCTTGATCTGCAATTGATGGTTCAGGGAAACCGTTGTCTGAACGACACTCAATATCAAGCGAGACGACATCAATACGTTTAGAATCATACTTAATTTCATTTGGAAATTCTGCCTGAATAAAAGCAGGTATATGACGATCATTTCCATAAATTTTAAAGTTGTCTATGCCTTCGTAGTTTTTGATAAATGCTCGACAATCCGACATGCTGTCAAATCGCATCGGCTCGAGTGGAAGTCCATCAAGCGAACGCCACTTTGCGTTACTGTCTTTACTTTCGAGATACATCACAGGTCGAAACTTGAATGTATCATAAACCTTTTGTCCATCGTGGTCATACCCGCGATAGAGCAAGGTATTCATCTTTCTTTCGATACAAGTGTAAAAGCCATTAATCATGTACAGGCATTATACCATAAACCGACAAAGATGTAAACAACAATCTTTGTCGGTTTGATGTTTTATATTATTCTTTGGTTATTTTAATAGTGCGTGGCTTTTTCTCTTCAGGAATTTGCCTCTCGAGTGAGATGCTAAGAATTCCGTGCTCTAGAGAAGCACCGCTTACATGCACATGCTCGGCGAGTGAAAAACGTCGAGTAAACTTTCTTGTGCTGATGCCTTTATGGGAATATTCCCTTTCATCCTTACCACTCTTTTCGCCAGTAATTACCAGCGAATTTTCCAACGTTTCGATGTTGAGTTCTTTTGTGTCGAAACCTGCTACAGCAAGTTCGATGACAAAATTATCCTCATCGAGTTTTACCACATTATGTGGTGGATATACGTTGGTATTTTCCTTGTTAATTAGATCAAACTCTCTAAAGAGCTGATCAAACCCAATGCCAAACGGCCTGTATGTTGTACTTATTTTCATTTTCGTTTCTCCTTTTTAAGCGAGTTTTATATGTGTTCAGTAAACCCATTTCTGGCATTTACTGGTACAACCACCATGGTTATACAACTTTATTTATATTCTGGAAGCGTAAATTCTTTGAAAGAAAGTAATTTTCTGCTAGAAATTATTTCAAAGAATGTCTTTGCTTCTTCAGAATTTAACTTTTTATAGTCAAACTCTACAGCAGAATATATAGGACGATAGTGAAGAGTACGTTCTTTAGCAACAAGCAATAGCTGACCAGTTGTGACCATCTCAGCTTTCTTGATGTCTCCAGTGCGTATTGGATTCATAAACTTGTCATCATTTGGTTTTTGAGACATAGCCTCAAGAAACTCATATGGATCATTGATTGTATTATCACGAAGATAGTTGTTTACGATTTCCCAACGAGTCTCAGAACTCTTACGAGCTGCTTGAAGATGAGGGTCAGTTGCCTTTGCACTATAGCCAAGTATCTTTAAATCGATGCCATGATTTGTACGAACACAATGATCTTCTTCCTTTGTTATCTCTTTAAGGTTGTAGATATACTTACGAGGATTTTCCTTTGTCGCTTCATCCTTTTTAACAGTAAATCCACCTTCAAGAAGATAGCATTTTTCAGGATTAAAGATAAATGTTGCACCAGCAAGTTCTTTTTCGATTAGGAAATTTGCTGCTTCTTTAGGATCTTTTAGACGAAGAGCATTGCGAATTGCAAGACCATCAGGAGAGACGATTGGAGTTTTCTTTTTGTTTTTTGAAAGAACCTTTTCTCCTTCTTTCTCATCACTCTTTACGCTAAAAGATGCAGATATAATTGACAGACCATATTCATTTACACCTTCAGTCCATCGTGTAGTTTGATCATCAATAAAGAGGCGTTGAATATCACCACGGTTAGAGTTAACGACTTTAATTTTGGTTGAATAGTTTCGGTCTCTGTTTTTAGCACCGACCCAACCATATTTCTTGATGTATTTTACGGCTACTACACACATATATTTTTTATCTTATACTATTTATAAAAAATCACGCTTCATCGAGCGAGTTTTCGCAGACCGTTTATAAGCGCTGCTGCAAACTTAACGTGTGTTGGTCCAGGCCAAGGGAAGCTTAAACCTATAATTCCAGTTGCAAATAGCATGAGTAGATGTGTGCCATCAGTACCTCCAAACAGTGCACCAAGTGAATATGAACCTCCTATAGCACGAAGCACATCAGAAAAATCAAAGTCATAGTCTGCATTTCCAGTAAAGGACATATTCAACCAGATATAGATTAGCAGACCAGCTACAGCAAATCCTCCTATGCGACGAATTTTTGGATGATTTTGTAAAAATGAGTCTAGCCCATGCAACGCCTCTGTTGTCCACTTTACAATCTTCGTCTGTGCAACATATTCAGCAATCGCTTTTTGTAGATCAATATAAGCAGCGAATCCTGCCTTTATATACTTCCAAAGCGTGTTTAGGTTAAATTTGATGGCATTAAAAAATCTAAAAACTCGTGTGTCTTTAAATAGAGACACAATATCTTCGAGCTTCATCGATGCATAGTCCGCAAGTGACTTTATAAAATCAAGTTTAGCTTTTATTCCAGATGATAGTCTGTCTAAGATGCCTTCAGTCAAATAACTACCAGATTCAATTAACGATAGGGCAGCATAATAGTCACTCTGTTCTTGAAGGAGTTCTTCACTATACTCTAGATAGCTCTTCATGCTTAGCCTTTTTTCTTTACGTTGCCTATGCTATATTTAGAACGCAAATCCCAATCTGCTTTATCGCGGTGAGAGATGATTTTAATCTGCTTTAATGAAGTAGTGCCATGTAAAGCAGTACGATCTACGATAGACAATAGATTCCAATCAGAAAGTAATGTCGTAATTGTATTACGACGACACTGATCTTCATAGGTAAATGTAGATGGCTTGCCATCTAGCATAAAGAGCTCTTTAAAGTGAACTATAAAATAGCGACCTTGTTTATGAAGAATGTGACAACTTTGAAAGAGAACGTTGGTCTCACGCTTTGATGAGACACCAATACGAGAAAGAGTTTCTTTAATCTTTAAAAAATCATCTGGGTCATGCAGATACACCTCAAGCATTTGAGATGGTGACCATTCAACGATATCTGTGGGAAGGTACGAATTGTTCATAACGATATACTATATTTATAATATATCGCATTTTATGAATTATCGAGACTTTCTACTCTTTCGTGCAGCTTTATTTTTTTGACGACGCTTTTCAACTCGCTTAGGAGACAGGTTCTTTTTACCAGTACGAGTTCTCCATCCACCTTGCATCATACGCCGCAAAAATTTACTAGGATCGATTGACAACTTTTGGTTGTCATCAAGCGTGACTTCTTCTAAGATTTCTGCTTCAACGATTTTTTGATTTTCCTGTTCCTCCGACATCATGTTTTGATTTTAGTGTTTCTAGTTGTGTATGTGTGAATAGTGGTAAAATTTGACGAGCCTTTTCAGCGCTATAATCATATTCAGACATGATATTTTTTATGTCTGCACCATCGTCTGCCTTTTTAGACCATTTGCTAAAGCGCTTGCGTGGACGAATAGCTCCCTTTAAAAAGTCGTATTGCATCTTTGCTGGCAAGCTAGCATGCATATTCATCTCGTTTGCAAACAATATAGTGTCATTAAAATAAGACAGCCCACGATTGACCATAAATGGCACATATTGGCGATCTGCTCGAAACGGATCGGGCAACGAGTCGCTCACATCAGCAGTGCAACCTTGCATCAGATTTTTACCGCTTTGACCTTCGTTTATCGAATTGATAAAGTCAAACGGCGATAGCTTTTTTAGTTCTTGTTCCATTCGACACTGCTCATAAGTTCTGTTAAACAGGCAACCATATTAATTTCTTTGTCAGCGACAAACGCCGCTTTATAGCTATAGTCTGCGAGTATCAACACAGCAGCAGGGATACTTGATGGACTTGCATAGTCATAGAGATTATCATAGATCTTTCTAAAGACTACGCTGCTGTCTAAGCTGCTGTTATTGACAACCCAATTACGCATCGATTTAAAATCTTTAGACTTTAGATGAGTTGCAAGTTCAGAAATATTCTGATCACTCATGCCAACCAAGATAGCAGTAGGAATTTCACCACTCGTACTGTATCGTTGGCATTCATTGATTACTCGTCTCCAATCAGGAGCATAACGAATAATCAACTCTGCGATTGTCTTGTCGGTATACTTGATGCCTTCAGTCTTGAGAATAAAGGTCAAGCGCTTCATAAAATCTCCAGCCAGTGCAGCAAGAGATTTTTTAGTTGTATTAAATTCGATTACTGAACAGCGTGAGTGAAGCGGTTCGATGATTCGATTTTTAAAATTGCAAGTCAAGATAAATCTGCAATTGCCACTAAACTCTTCGATAAACCCACGAAGTGCAGGCATCGTTGATTGCGGGTTTAGATAGTCAGCCTCATCGAGAATGACCACCTTATAACCACCCGAGAGTGAGACAGTAGATGCAAACTGCTTGATCTTGTTTCTTAACACATCAATTCCACTCTCTTCAGAACCGTTGATGAGTATATAGTCAAGACTCAACATGTTGCAGAGAGCCTTCGCAACCGTAGTCTTACCCAAACCTGCAGTTCCAGCGAGAAGCAAATTTGGCAGTTGACCTCCTTTTACGAGATCGTTGAAGGTACTCTTTAGTTCTGCTGGAAGAATGCACTCATCAATCGTCTGAGGACGATACTTTTCACACCACAAATATTCATCTGATTTCATGTTGCTATCTTATACCAAAGTGATTTGCTTGTAAACATTTTTAATCTCTGCAGTTTCGTTTTCAAACTGTGTTGCGTTCTTTTTATGGTATAGTTTTGCAACCTTTCTGATGAGTGGTTTTGGCATATCGAATGCATCTGCTGCTGCATCGATGATATTTTTAATCTGCTCTCGGCAATCATCCATCTTGCCAAGTTCATGGCTAATTTCTTTAACCGCATCAAGCAATTCTTTTTTATTTTTAGGGTCAGTCAAGTCAATCATAATATAGTTTTATTTTTCTCCGAAATAATGGGCGTATGCTACAAATCCTGCAAGCGCCCAAAATGCGGTAGCGTAAAGAAAGGTCATGATAGGACTGTTAGCTTGTCGCTTTGATTTCGCGACACCTGCCATTCCCCCCTTTGGATTCATGTACTGAAGCCATAGTAAAACACGACCTGGAAATGCATATACTTCGTATAATGCATTGCTGCTAACAGTCCCATCAAGCCTATCTTTAGCCATATCGTTATCTATTAAGCAGTCGCTTCTTCTTGAACAAAATCAAATTGAGCTTGTTCTTCACCTGCTGATGTATTTGTAGTTTCAGCAGTTGCTTCTTCAGTTTGTTCGTCAGTCTTAGGAAGAAATGTTCTAAGCTTGTTAAAGAGCTTTCCAACAATTTCCATCTCTGCTGCTTCGAATGCTCCACGACGTGAAACCATTGCAATGATATTATGCATGAGAATTACGTCGGCTAGAGTAATAGCGGTATCTTCTGTTTGTGTGTTATTTTCTTCTTCCATATTTTTATTGATTAAATGTCGATGTATTTTCAAGTGCGATGTAGTATTGCACGTCTTGCACGTTGTGTTTCCAATGACTGATTAGTTTCGAAGAGATGTTTACTGTATAGTCTCCTTGAAGAAGCTTAAGATTAGCAATCAAAAATTGCAAATCAAAAGATCCCTTTTGGGCATTGTCTTCGTCTAATGTCACTGAAAATGTATTTGATGCACTATTTTTAGGATCAACAACCGAGAGTGTGACGACTCCATCGTTTCCACGAATAGACATGGTAGAATGGCCAAGCACACCAGCAGCTTTACGAACTTGAGTCAACACGTCGCTAGTGATGCTTACAGACAAGTCTGCGTTCGGCATATTGATTTTATTTTTAGGACTGGTGAGAATGCTCTCATCAGCAAATCTATAGGTAGCTTTAGTCTTTCCTGATTTGAAGATTACGCTGTCAGCCGAAAATTCGAGTTCGGGGTCTTGCATCAATGAAAACATACTGATAAATTCATTGAGGTCATAGATGCCAAATCCAGTTTCAAACGATTCTGAAATATTGGCAATAGCCATGATATTTTTTGCTTCAGAGATTGTCGAAAGAGGCTCACCAGCTTTTACGACAAAATTTGAGTTGATGCCTGAAAAGTTTTTCAGAATGTCTAGTGTTTGTGTTGATAGTTTAATCATACTAAATTATATATTAAAAAAATGTCTTTGTAAATAAAATTATTTCACAAAATCAAGTTCATAGTAAAACATCATGCAACATACTGCGTGTGCAGCATGCGATAATCCGCTCTCTTGATCGTGTGTCTCTCCTCGTTGTAGCGCCCACATATGTCGTTGAGCTGCAGCAAAATAACGATTTTTGCCGTCTTCTAATGCTCTCCAATTTTCTCGTGAATATTTGCATGCACCGTATGTAAGCACCTTTACGACTTCATCAAGAGCGTAAGGAGGCAACAGACTATAGTCTGGTTTTTCTGAATCGTATTTGATTCCTATTGTTTTTTCCTTTGGCATTTTGATACACGCAATTGCGGTGGAGAAGAACTCAATCTTCTCCACCGCGAATAGCTATTCTAGATTAGCCGTTCTTACGTGGAGTGCCAAGGCGATAGCGGCGAACGCTTTCACCAGTGCGGGTCTTACGTGGGTTGAGGTAGATCGGAAGACCATGGTCATTGCGAAGAGCGCTAATGACGCGACTTGGGTCAGCGATACCTGCGTTGCGGGCTTCAGCAGCGCTGAATTCATGACCTTGTTCGAGGAAACTATAGAGTGCTTCCTTTTGGCTCATGTTCTTTACGAGGCGTTGCAGTTTGGTTGTTTCAGTTTTAGTCATACTATTATGTTGTTTCAATTATGTTTTTCTTTTTTGGTCTATATTTCAATGTTTAGCGTAGACCAACCGCTAAAGTTTAGAAAGGAGGCTCTTCAGTTGTAGTGACTTGTGGTGCTGGCACAACATCGTCAGACGCTTGAATTTGGTTGCTGTCAATCTTTGTGTAGAGATCAAGAAATGCTTCGCGCGTTTCCTTTTCAAATCGAGCGATACACATACTGATTGCAGTAAGTCGATCACCAAAGATGCTATATGCCTTGACGATGTGGCACAAGCGACGAGTAGAGATAAGCTCATCGATGCCTTCAGCATCATAAGTCTTGCGAATAACGCTGCTCCATGATACGAGCTTGTCAGCAAACTCACTGTCATCGATGTTAAAGAATTCGATATATTTCGAGATGATGTTTCTCTCGACCTTGAAGTTTGGATATGGCTGATCAATGGTCGCAACGAAGCGTTCAATAAATGCCTCGTCAATGATATTTGCTGCACTGTATCGACCGTCATCTGAACCCCGGCCCTTGGTGTTTGCGGTTGCAATCACATTGAACCCTTGGGCCGGGGTAATGACTTGACCAATCTTTTTGATGAGGATTGGTTTTCCTTCGAGTACCCCCTGAAGACACATAATCTTATTGCTGCCGCGATCAAGCTCATCGATAAGCAAGATGCAACCGCGTTCCATTGCTTTGATCACTGGACCTTTTTGGAATACAGTCTCACCATTGACGAGTCGAAACCCACCAATAAGGTCATCTTCATCAGTTTCAGGGGAAATTTGTACGCGAACATACTCACGCTTGAGTTTAGCGCACGCTTGTTCGACCATCATGGTCTTGCCGTTGCCCGACATGCCAGAGATATAGACAGGGAAAAACATTCGAGACTCGATGATTCGTTGAATGTTTGCATACTCGCCCCAACGAACAAAGTTGTGATCAACATCTGGAATATAGACGTCATCATTAGAGACGCTGCTTACTGTGCATGCAAGATTCAAGCGAGACGATGGCTGTGCTTGGGCTTTTGGCTGTGGAGCAGGAGCAGATGCGTCGAACGATAGAGTCGACAAGTCAAACTTACCACGACCCTTCTTAAGATAGCTTTTAAGAAAGACAATGTTGATGTCTTTAAATTTCATGCCATGATGGCGTGCAACATCATAGATGGTTTTGGTAGGCAACAGCTTGATGTCATGGTTAGACTTGAGGTCGTCAAGAATTGCCTGTGCTATGGTAAGGTCAGTCATTGTGTTTAGTTTTTGGTTGGTTTGGCTTACAGGGGCATTATACCCAAAAAATTCGAATTTGTACATAAGAAAGTGATAAAAAAATCACTTTTTTCACATTTTAGGCAATAAATTCTACAAATTTGTTCAAAAATACCCTGGAAGTCTTCTTTTCACCGTGGAATTTGGTAAATTCCCGAGCAATCTTGTTCTGTGAAGTGTTGCTGCTCACATCAAACTTTTTGTCGCTGAGAATGTCGCCGCAATCAAATTCTTCACCATCATCGTTGATGTCCAGATTCTTCACAGAATCGAAGGTGAAATAGACGTCATAGTTAAAACCGTTTTCAATCGCGAGACATTTTTCTTTGCGAACACTCTTACTCTTGACATTAAAGATGCTGACTGCTTCGTCCCAAGACAGCGTCTTGCCATTTCTAGAATAACGAAGAGCACCGATCGAGTTGTTCTTAAACTCTGATCTGTAGTTGGCAAGGAAAAAGCCAATCACAGTAGTGTCACATGTCGTCTTAAGGTTGTGAATAAGTTTCGCATAGATGTTGCGATCTTGTCCGGCAAAGGTCATCTTGGTGCCATTTATGTCGACAGTCACCGATGCACCCCAACGTTTTGACTGTCTTTCAAAGTCTTCATGACTGTCATTTTTATTGAAGCGAATGCCGTTGCCATCACCATCGGTAAGAAAGATGGTATTGATTTTTTGAACCTTGTATGTCTCTCTAAAACGTTTTACGACAGCGTGAGCAACGATGATCGTTTCGTAGAGAGGAGTGCCATTCATCGTCTCGTACTTTGAGCTGTAGATGTATGTGTCTTGAACTTTGTGCAGGTTATCACGAACGAATGCATTCGCGCGAAGCTCACGACATGCCAATTCAAATGCATGCTTTGGCATAGATGAGTTGATCAGTTCACAAAGATGAGTGTGTGACAAGTCGAGGTTATAGCCTGGCAACTGATCAGACACATTGGTGTCATCTTCACAGCCAAGGCTAGTGAAGTAAGGAGGTGACGTAAAGCCATAGACCTCGAATGGAATACCAACAGCCTTGCAAAAATAAACAAGTTGCAGTGTTTGGCTGATGACTCGACCAAGCGTGTTGTTCATCGAGCCAGAATAGTCGATGAAGAAAATCATGCCATGGTTTTTTGCGTCAGCGAGTCGAG